TGATATTAATTTAAAAGCAACTGCTGATCTCAATGTTGAAGTAGGCAAGAACTTTAATGTAACTGTAGGCGGGAACGCAAGTGAAACAGTCAATGGTAAGAAAGATGAATTCGTCACAGGCAACAACACTAAGACAGGCGCTAGAATAGACCTTAACTAGGAAACTGAGGTTATACCTGCTCACTACTGTAAGGGATCTGTTAGGTCCTAGATAACGATAATAGAAAGCAAAATGTAATATGGTCAATGATATACTCAATGGATTGTATAAGTTAATGATGATACTCTCAATACTGATTCTGATATTGACTTGGTCTATAGGACTATTGTCAGCAAGTGTTCTGATGATCCCTACTTTTACAATTGCTTTACTTGCAATTTTTTTTTCGAATCCATTTTCACCCAAAAAGTAAGCGACAGATTGACATAGATTAATCAAGGAGAATGATCTATATAAAAACTATATAGGTTATGAAAACAAAAAAAGAAACTCTTATAGAAAAATATAGATTAGATACTTGGTCGTTTATAGTCTTTATGCTCATTGTGTTCATTGTAGCACATATGTAAGGATGCTTGACTCACATACTCGTATATGTTATAATAATCTATATGATTATATTGTCTGCATTACAATCGGAAGTATCGGAGATATCGAAATCACATTCGGTTGTATTAACAGGTGTCGGTAAGATTAATGCAACACGAGTCACTACATCTACAATATTGAATCACAATCCCTCTCTCATTCTCAATTATGGTACGGCTGCTAAAGTATCTCGTAAAGTCGAGGTTGGTAAACTTTATGAAGTGTCAAATTTTCTTCAGCGTGATATGAATGTTACGGCATTGGGGTTTAAACCTTATGAAACTCCTTTTCAAAAAAAATCGGAACTTTTGACTTCACCTCTTTCGCCCTCGTCTTTTACACGCTCGGATTTAACTTGCGGAACTGGCGATAACTTTTATGAACATATCTATCGTATTGATGAATATGATATGGCTGATATGGAAGCATATGCCATTGCCAAAGTGTGTTTACATTACAAAGTGCCTTTTCGTTGTTTTAAATACATAAGTGATGACGGAAATGCAAATGATTGGGAAAAAAATGTTGCAAAAGGACAAGAGTTAATGCTTTCGTATCTCTAGCACTGGGTACGAATAAATACTAATGATATCAAAATTTTTTTCGGAGGTAAAAATTATGTCTGAAGTTGGTCGAGATAAAGCACTACATAAAAACATTGATACTCGTATTGTCGAGTTATCAAGAGAATATCATCACGGAAATGATCTCATTCGAGATTTAAAAAAAGTCAAACTACAATTAAAGGATCGTATTGCACGAGCAGAAAAAGAGTCGAAACAATTAGAGTTGTTTCAAGAATTCAAACGCAAGCAAGATCACATTGTCAGAGTTGACAATACACGACTTGCAAAAATGGAAAGACGAGATCGTAAACGAAGGAAAGCACTTGAACGAAAAAACGCCATCTCATAAAAAGTATAAACGAAAAGACTCTTACGGTTTTGATATAGATGATAATTTATCTTTTGATGAATATTGGAGTTCGCAAGAACGCATTGAGAAGTTATCTACCGAAGAGTCTTATCGACAAAGAGATGAACGATTAAAAAGGTTGAATACACCAACGGATACTGATTCTACAAAGAAAGGTGGGTCAGAGTGAAGAAAGAATTGAGAAAACTAAAGATGATATGCAAACTCCATAAGCAGCGCCTATGTAAGCAAATCCATCTCGTTTAACTCTTTTTTCGATTGATTGTTTTAAGTGTGTCATTCGTAAATTATTTAGTACGAAATGATATGATATCTTACTACTATTTATTGTCATTCTGACAAGGCATTCAAAAAAAATTGGAAAAAACTTTTTCAACCTGTGAAGGGTATAAATAATACTATGAAAGAGAAAAAGAGTAAAACTCTCGGAGAGAGATTACCAGAAACTACAATTGCTGACAAACTCTTTCGTGCTGCTGCACAAAGAGCGGCGAGAGAAGCAAGAGAGAAACGCCAAAAATGAAAACATTTAAACAAGTTGAAGATATAGATTGTATTTGCGAACAGCAATATAAAGACTTAGAAATTACTGAAGCAGAATATCAAGGTAAGAAGGTTAAACTCAATGACCCGATTCGTGGTGGTTCTAAGAAGTTTTATGTTTATGTCAAAGATGGCGATAAAGTGAAGAAAGTATCTTTCGGTGATACAACAGGTTTATCAATTAAGCGTGATGATCCTGCAAGAAGAAAATCATTCCGTGCAAGGCACAATTGCGATACAGCAAAAGACAAGACAACAGCAAGATATTGGTCTTGTTATCAATGGCGTGCAAACGCACCAGTCAATAATTAAATGTTAAGACTCTTAGGGAGTCCTTTTATTGCATTTTTTATATCTATCTATTCAGTTGCAATCTTTGGTGAATTCATACAAGAGAACGGTATGATTACTGAGGAGTTCTTATTAATATGGGGATTGGTACTTTTATATATAGTGGTGTCGTTTCTTCAGAGAATCGCTAGGTAGCAGAGGTAGAATACTCTTCCAGGTTCTTTCGCACTTTTCTTTTATATAAAGCAAATAGAATATAATAGAAAGGATAAAGCAAAGGAATACGATAACAATGCTTACCTCTCACAATCAATACATTCCAGAACCAACTACCTTCTATATGGCTAAATCCTACACAACCTTTAATCATATCTTCCTTTCATTATAATACATGGTCGGAGTGCCAAGATTTGAACTTGGGACCCCCTGGTCCCAAACCAGGTGCGCTACCAGACTGCGCTACACTCCGACTATGTATTATAGATAATAAATTAATAGTCCTAAAACACTAGAGGAAAAAGTACAAATATTTGTGGTCATAATTGCATATTCTTTCCAAGATATACCGACACCAAACCACAATGCACTTGCGGTCATTAAAGTAAAACTACTCCAAGGGTGAATATCAATCGCTGCCAGAAATACTCCTACAATAACTGCAAAAGTACCTGACCATTTAAGATATGTTATTATCTTCGATTCATTAATCATTAACTTAATATCATATAAACTAATACTACTGGTAAAGTAAGTAAAATTATTTCCATTATTCTTCTCCTTCGCTTGTGTTAAAACCTTTTGTGTAAGGATCATGAGCGGCCTGTGCTTTTTGTAAAGCAGAATAATCATCTTCAGTTTTTTCATCATGGTAGTACATCATCAAAATTGTATAATGAAGTGCTTTCATAAGATCATCACGATTATAACCTTTCTTCTTGCCATACCTCATAAGGTATTTGATAGCATTACCTTGACAAAACTCTTTGCCAATTTCTAGGTCTTTTAAAATTTCTTGAACCTGTAATCCTGATTTATTACTATAATGTTCTTTATAGGTTCTATCAATATATCTTTTTAATTCTAAAACATATTGACCTTCTCTAAACTTCATATCTGGCATAATATTCTCCTTCTAATTCTTTTTCATATTTTCTATTTTCTTCTTCTTCATCATAAGAGTTGATAACATCTTCATCAACATACTCACGAGCAATCTCAGCAATTTTTTCTACATCAAATTCTACATCTGGCATATTTAATGTTTCTTGAAATAAAAAACTACTTAACGATTCCTCTGTAAAATGTTTTTTCTCATAAGCATTTGCAATCTCAGCGACTGACTGTGCTGTTTCTATCATCTGTTTTGTAGGTAACATTTAAACTCTCTCCTTTTTATGATAATTTAAAAAATATCTTTTCCCATTTATATTTTTTTGTTGTGATCTAGTTATTTTTAGATTACTAGTTTTTCTTACTTGATCGCCAACCCAATCAGGATCAACGCCTAGAAGTTTACAATAATATTCAAACATTTCATCTTTGTTTAGAATCCAGTCAAGTGCATTAAGTTTGTGTTTTAAATATTTTGTACTAGTGCCAGTATATCGAGCATCTTCGATGGCCTGTGTTATAATGGCAGTTACAAAATTTTGTGATGGTGTCATTATGAATAGTCCTCCACATAATCATTTAAATCTGAAAATTTATGTGATAGATCAACGGTATCGACTTCGATACTTTCATCATTATTCTCATTAAATTTTTCTATTACATCATTCATTTCAGTTTCTGCCTTATTCAGAATATCTGAAACTTTATCTTTTAGTTCTTCGTGTGTCATTATGCAACCTCCTTTAACATTGACATTGGCACTCTATAAGATTGCCCAGTAGATTCTTTTTTTACAATACATCTAGTTCTATTAATTTTTTCAATAGTACCTAAAAAGGTTTCTCTTGAACCGTTGACTCTGACTTTTGCCCCAACGGTAAACATCATTCTTGCAGCAGCGCCAGCAATTGTGTTCAGTTCTTTTTGTCTATTTCTGACAGCATTAATAACAGATACAATATCTTCACTTTTTAATTCAGATATTGCCATCAAGGTATTTTTTAAGTTAGTATTCATAATGTAGTTTCTCCTTATATTGAAATTTCGAATATATCTTCTTCAGATAATCCGATTGATTTACCTAGTTCAATTGCCTTCTCGGCATAGGTATTTTCGTCACCTGGATATTGTCCAGCGAGACAAGCATTGTATTTTGAAATATTATCGTTTATTTCATTCATGGTAGATTGAACATCTATTGTAGTATCAAATGTAGTATTCATTTTTTCTCTTTCTGTTAATGGTTAATTATTATTTGATTTTGTAGTCTTACGATTAGTTTATCTAAATCTAGATTGTAAACATGATCGTAAGCGTCTTTTTTTAACTTTTTAGCATAATCTAGTTTATCAAAAACTGTTTTACACTCGTTAAATTCTTTGAACACTCGGTTTTTTGATTTGTATTGAAAATTATTCATTATGCAGCCCTCACTAAGTCTTTAATTAATTCAATTTTTCTTTCAATTTGAAGTTTCTCATCAAACGATCCTTTATATGTTTGACCAGTTGAACTTTCCCAAAGTTTTTTGGCAAACTCAAACTGTTTTTCGTATCTACTATCTTTCATAATGTTTTTTTCTTTCTTTTCTTTGTTAATATGTGTTTATTTTACACTATAATTTCGGTAGATTCAAGCACTTTCGGGCGAATATGCCCGATTTATTGTCAATAATATCAAGGGTTTACCCGAAAGTTGTAAAATGTGTCAAAATATCGCAGAAAACTGCGAAAAACACTAAAAATGACGAAAAACTGCGAATTTTTCGGTCTAATTCAGTTGATTTTTAGGAATTTCACTAGAATTTATGGTGTGAAACCCATTTTTTACCGAATCAATGGCAACTTCGAGAAATTTTGCCGTATCTTCTTCACCTAACATGGCAACATACGAATCAACAATCACTTTAAAACACATAGAAACTGTTTCCATTTCTTTTCCAGGGTGTTTTGATATAATATCGACCATATCAACCTTTGCTTCTAACATAATTAATTCTTCTTCACTCATATTATTATTATACACTATTTCAGGTTAATTGTAAAGCAGTCTTATAAATAGTTTGTAAAGAAATTTCAAGGAATCAAAACTATGTACGAGTATAAATGTAAAATATTAAAGGTTGTTGATGGAGATACAGTTGATGTAGATATTGACCTAGGATTCGGCTGTTGGTTAAGAGGTGAAAGAGTCCGTGTTATGGGTATTGACACACCAGAATCAAGAACTAGCGATAAGGTTGAAAAAGTATTCGGTTTAAAAGCAAAAGAAAGATTAAATTCACTTTTAGGAACCGATGCAATCTTACAAACACAGGTAAGTAAAAATGGCGAAAATATGAAAGGCAAGTTCGGTCGTATTCTCGGTAATTTTTTAACGGAAGATGGTAGTAAAATTTGTGCTGATGTTTTAGTACAAGAAGGACACGCTGTACATTATACTGGTGGGTCAAAAGACGCTATTAATGATCAACACATGAAAAATAGACAAAGGTTGGTTGATGAAGGTGTTGTGCCTTGTCCTCCTGGTATGTCATCTAAAAATCCAGAGAATGAAGCAGTTAAAATAGCAGTTAAAGAAATTGAAGTACCTAAACCTGTAAAAAAGAAAAAGAAAAAATCTAAGAAGTAAAGGAAATTATTATGTTTAAATTTATTCAAGAAATATTTTTTCCAGCAGAAGTTAATAAACCTGCTAAGAAAAAAGTGGTAAAGAAAACAGTTAAGAAAAAAAAGAAAAAAACTGCTAAGAAAAAATAATGAAAGGTCAGTTTATCGTCAGGATAGAAACTTCTTTATTAGAATTTTCTGATTATAATAATATACCTGATAAATTTGACAATGTAGTTATTTTTAAACCAGAGTATCCGCCTTCTCCTCATAGTGAGGAAGATCACGCATACATAGAAACTTTTGATTCTAAATTAAAAGAGTTAATGAAAAGGGAAACAAATGCCAGCGGTAACTAGAATTGGAGATGCTGATGTCGCTCATTGTAGCGGTATGACAAGAGCACAAGGTTCTGGTGATGTTTTTGCAAACAGTATTGCTGTATCAAGACAAGGTGATAATAATACTACTCACTTATTGCCTGGTGTTCCTTGTCCTGCTCACGCTGCACCAATAGCGTCAGGTAGTTCAACTGTTTTTGTAAATGGTAAAGGGTGTGGTCGTGTTGGTGATGGTATATCAGGTTGCACCTCTGTGGCCGCAGGGTCAAGTAATGTATTTGCAGGTGGTTAAATAATCGGTATAAATATTGTAATAGGAGAGATTACAAATGTCAAGATATGACGCAACACAAAGTAATGAAAGTAAAAGAAGTGCTAAAATTTTTAAGGACTTAAACTTAGACTTTCAACAAAATTCTGCTACAAAAGATATAACTAAAATTACAGATGTTGAAGCGGTAAAAAGAAGTGTTCGCAATCTTATAAATCTTAATCATTATGAAAAACCTTTTCACCCAGAAATAGGGTCTAATTTGAGAGCGATGTTATTTGAATTAATTACTCCTCAAATGAATCATGTAATTTCAAAACAAATAGAATTGTTAATTAAAAACTACGAACCGAGAGCAAGATTAGTTCAAGTACTAACTAAACCTAAATTTGATGAGAATGGATATGCTTGTCAGATATCTTTTTATGTGCAAAATTATCCAGACCCGGTAATAGTAGAATCATTTTTAGAAAGACTAAGATAATATGGCAACTAAACTAGATATATCAGAATTAGATTTTGATACGATAAAAGCAAACCTCAAAACTTTTTTATCTCAACAAGACGAATTTACTGATTATGATTTTGAAGGTTCTGGAATAAATATTCTTTTAGATGTTCTTGCTTACAATACTCACTATAACGCTTTCAATGCTAATATGTTAGCAAATGAAATGTATCTTGATAGTGCTGATTTAAGATCAAGTGTAGTTTCTTTAGCAAAACAAGTTGGATATACTCCGACTAGTGCTACGGCCGCTTCTGCAATTATTGATGTAACCATAAACAATGGTTCTGGTGCTTCTGTTACCATGTCAAGAGGAACAAAATTTACTACAACTGTGGATGGCACTTCTTATTCTTTTGTTAATAATGCAGATGTTAGTATTATACCCGCTGACGGTGTTTACAAATTTGATAACTTAGAAATTTTAGAAGGCACATATTTAAACTACAAATATACAGCAAGCACATCGGACATAGATCAAAGATTTATTATACCTAACGACAATGTTGATACCACAACATTAACTGTTAAAGTTCAAGAGTCATCCTCTGATTCTACAACAAATACATTTACACTTGCTGATGGTATTACAGCATTAGATTCTACTTCTAAAGTTTACTTTTTACAAGAAGTTGAAAATGGAAGATATGAAGTTTATTTTGGTGATGGAATTTTAGGTAAAGCAATTGCTGATGGTAATATTATTATATTAGATTACATAGTTACCAATCGTACAGCAGCAAATGGTGCTAGTGCATTTACACTTAACGGAGATATTGGTGGATTTACAGATGTTACCATCGTAACAGATACAAATGCTGCTGGTGGTACAAATCCTGAATCTATTACTTCAATTAAATACAATGCGCCAAGAGATTATACAGCACAAGATCGTGCTGTTACAGCAGACGATTATAAAGTTTTAGTTAAGAGTTTATATGCAAATGCTCAATCAGTTCAAGTTTATGGTGGTGAGGATGCTAGTCCTGTTGCATATGGTAAAGTTTATATTTCTATTAAAGCAAAGTCTGGTTCTAATTTAACAACAGCAACAAAAACAAGTTTAGTTTCTCAATTAAAATCATATGCTGTTGCTTCAGTTACGCCTGTTATAATTGATCCAGAAACAACTTTCATAACTCTTACTACAACATTTAAATATAATTCTGGTTTAACTACAAAAGCACTTTCAACACTTAATACAAATGTTTTAAATACAATAACAAATTATAATAATAATACATTGGAGAATTTTACTGGTATGTTTAGACACTCTGAATTAGTCGGATTAATTGATGATACCGATTCATCTATTTTAAGTAATGTTACCACAGTTAAAATGTATAAAGAAATTACACCTACTTTAAACTCTGGTTTAAAATATACACTTAACTTTAACAATGCATTTTTTAATCCACATTCTGGTCACAATGCAAGTGCTGGTGGTATAGTTTCATCATCAGGATTTAAAATCAATGATGATAGTTCTACAAATGAACATTTTTTAGATGACGATGGTGCTGGTAATATTAGAG